ACGCCTTTAACGCCTGTACCTGTGTCAATGTTTGGATCAACAACTAATCCCAATCCTGCGATTGTTCCTGCTGTTGAACCTTGGGTCATTAGACCTGCTGCATTTTGTGGCATTGCTGCTGCAAATAGTGGTCTTTGTGAACCATCTACTGCTGCTAACAATTCAGCAAAGTTTCCGGTGTCTGCAAGGAATCTGTTAGGAGTCTTGCGTAGTACGCCGTATGAATCTGCAATACCATCTGCAATTGCTGCGTATAGTGTTCCACCAGTTGAAGTTCCTGGTGCACCTACTGCAATTGAAAATGCGTATGCATCTGCTTTTTGAGCCCATGATGCAGCTAGTTCTCTTAAGAGGGTGTCTAGGTAACTTGGGTCTGATCTGTCTAGGAGTTCAACAGATACTTTGTTTGCGCCAGCAATTTTTACAACATCAATTTCTTTTGAAGTGATTGTTGTATCGGTTGAATCAAATTCAACTGCTTCTGCTGTCACAGCTGTTGTGGCCTGAACACCTAGAACTGGTCGGTAAAATTTCATTCCGGATGCTGGTAACACACCTTGTTCTAATGAGTCAGCAAATGGCATTGAGTTATCAATGATGCCGATTAGATCGCGTAGGTATGTTGGTGGTACAACTCCGATGTTTTCGGATGTGGTTGCTGCATCAATTGCTGCAACTAAATCGCGTGCATCTTGGTTGCCTTGTAATGCATTGAATTGTGCTTTTGCGTATTCGCCAGCTGTAACGTTTGTGTTAACGCGTGGCTTTGCATAAGCAACTGGTGCTGCTACTGCTTTAGAGGCTTCCACTGCAACTTCTGGCGCAGCTTCGACCACTGGAGTTACTTCTTCTGGATTTGCCATTGAAGTGACCTCGCTTTCGGTTTGGTTGTTTTGTTCATCACTTGCGCTTATTGCAGTGACTTCTGTTTCGTCTGCTTTTTGAGCAGCGACATCTGTTATTTGTGCATCAGCAAATGCTGGTGTATCAACAATTGATACTTCCAAAATTTTTGCTGCTGTCACATAAACTTCATCTTCTTTGTTTTCGTATTGGTCAATAGATGCACCAATTGACAATCCGGACTTTAATCCGTCTTGTGCAAGAGTAAGAATGTCATCTCCTGCTGATGTGCGTGCAATTTTAAATTTGCCAATAATTCCAACTGGTGTTATTTCGTGACTTATCATTCTGCCACGCACTTTGTTCATGTCATGATCTTCAAACAATTTAATGTCATTACCTAGTTGCAATGATCCTTGTTCAAATACGACAGTGCCCATGTTTGTGAATCCAGGGCGACCAAAAGGAACTATGATTCCTGTGATTTCTCTTTTGGATGTTGATGCTGTTAAAATATCGCTGTTAAATTTAATTTCCATTATCTCACCAGGTCTTCTTCCTCGCGTGCCTCGTCAACTGTGAGTACTCCGAGAGGAATTAGTTTGGAGTACACATCTGCTCTTTCCAATGGATTACCTCTTAAGAAGTCATCCAAGTCATATTCCACATACTGCGTTGAAACAGTAACGTCATCCATGCTGAGCCTCTGTTCGATGGCAGTTAGTAATGGACGTAGTGAAAAATCAAGAAGTGCTCGGCGTTCAGCTGTTACGTTTGAGTAAGTCATTGAGTTTGTTGCAGCATCCAAATAGTATGCCGGGATATTCATTAAACGCGCAATTTCTTTTGCAAGATATTCGCGTGCTTCTGTAAGTTGTAAATCTGCTGCATTGAATCCAACTGATTGCATGTCAACGTTGTCAGATAAGAATGCTGTGCCTTTTGTTTGTCTTGCTTGTTTCCAAGCATTTAAGATTGCTGTTGCTTTATTTGAATCCATTGGCACATTTGCTTTTAATACAACGCTTGGTGTTGGTGTTTCAGCATAATTGAATACTGCTCTTTCAAGAGCTGCTGCTGTGCGTAGCGTTCTGCCACCACGATTTAAAATTCCGTCTGGATCAATGCCAGTAAATTGAATTAGTGAACCGATGCCATTGTCTGGAAGTCTTTGTGCTTCAAGTTGATAACCAATTACAATTTCACCTGTTGAATCAAGTACTTGTGAAACTCTTGGTGCATCAATCCATCTAATTTGTGATGGTCTGCCAGTTGCAGGATCAATTTCTTTAATTTGCCAATATGCAACACCATGAAACAAAAGATTTTCTGCAGTCATGCCATAAACAACAGCTGTTGGCATGTTCTTATCTGGTTGTGAAATTATTGTTGGTGTTGGTTCAACTCTTGAATCATCAAATTTTCTTTTAACATGTAATTCCAAAGATGCTGCAGTGCCGACAATAACGTTTCTGCCCCTTGAACACGCAGGTACGGAAAGCGCTTCACGTCTTGTAACAAATGTTGATGAGACTCCATCAAAGCCTGGTGACCAAACTGAAAGTGGTTTATCTGGAAAGGTATATGGTGCAATTGCAGCTGTTAGTTGTGGCTTTAAGTATTTTGAGTATAGTCCCATAGTCTTTTCATTATCTCATAGATTTAAGTACAATGTTACTCTGTCCGAGTTATTGGCGTGTTAATAGTTAACTAACTAAAACACCAAATTCAGTTGAATTGTTGCGTTCCATTGCTTTATGAATTGCTAATACCATTGCAATTGCTGCAACAGCATCTTTTCGTCTTGAAATGTACCATCCACCTGATTCAGTTGTTTTCTTTACACATGCATTGACAGAGGCAGTCAGTTCCGGCTGACCTGCATGGGTTATGCGTGCCCCTGCCATTGCACCTAGGGTTTCATCGCAAGCCTGGTAATACTTTGAGCCTGCAATGATTTCTGCATTAACGCTCGCCAAGCGTAATTTTGCAGCTACCGAGTCGCCACTAAATTTGTTCAATAGTATCGATTCGGTTTGGTATTTGTGTGACCATTGTGCGATTCGGTCTGCAATTTTAAGATCATCAATTGGTTCTGTTAAATCTTCCATGTCCATTAGGCCAAGGCCTATTGATCCGTCATCAAGTATTTGTGATCCGACTATTGCAAAAGATGTTCTATCTGGTGCTATTTCAACACCAATCCAAGTTGGTCTGTCAGCTGTAAGTTTAAGGTCTGTTTGTTGGCAAGCATTCCAATGTCCAGGCGACCAAGGAGAACTGAAAGTGGAGACCCACTGACAAAGCATCTCTGTTTGGATCACAACAGGGTCATCATTCATTCTTGCTTGTAAAACATCTTCTGTAATTGTGTGGCCTAGTGCCGGGTTTGCTTGAACCCATCCTTTACGATCAGCAAGTTTTAATCCAGGTTGTGCTGACCATTCATAGTAGGCAATGTCGTCATCTGTTTCATTTTCAATTTTGTTTAAAGCTCTTTGTCTAATCTGATTAAGTAAGACTGAATGAATATCGCCAGCGTTTGATGTGATCCACATTTGAGGGTTCTTGGATGCTTGCATTGTGTAAGCCAAAGCTGCAAAAGCATCAGTAGTCTTATGCATACGAGCCTCATCGATATATATTGTTGAGCAAGATAATCCTCTTGCACTTCCAGGTGTGGCAGCGATGATTTTATACCTGCAACCTGTCAATGTTTCGAGCTCTTCGCGCCCATTTGCTCTAGTGATGGTTTTAACTTTTCTACTTAACCAATCATGTGAATCAATTATTGATATTACTGATCTAAACACTTCTAGTGAGATGTCTCTGTTTTGTGCTGCTGCTAATTGCAATGGTTCATCCCAAAGGAACAACCCGGCAAGAATCCTAAACTTTAAAAGCGTAGTCTTTCCGTTTTGGCGTGAGATAAGCAAAGCAACTGTACGCGCAAGCCATTCACCATCATCTTTAATTTTGCAAGCATCATTAATGACATATTTTTGCCAAGGCATCATTGGCATGCCTATTGCATCAGCTAGATCAATAACCTCTTGGCCTCTAGTTGGGTTTGTCGTTTGATAAGTCGATATTCTCGGAGTGGGTGATCCTATTAGCTTTGATGATGTCAATTGGGCTCACCTCATCTACAACACTTGGCTTATCGTTGCGTCCAAACAATGTGAGGCCGTACTTGTCCATCAACTTTGTAAGTTCAGCGCCCCACTTAACAATCATCGGATCATGTTGATCAGAATTATCCATAAGTCCTGCATAAGTCATCATCATGGCCACTCCACCTAAATCAGCTTCTGTAATCCAACCATTCTCTTGTGCAAAATCAATTGATCTTGAAAGAGCCGGTAAAATTCTTTGATTATCTACTTTCATCCTGTCCGTTTCTCCTCAAATATTGGGGGTTCAAACACACCAAAATCCCTCGGGGATAAAGCGAC